ATCAGTGAAAAGGGCGAGAAACAATTTAAGAGAGTAGAATATCTACTATGGGGATTATACCCTATGATCATTTGGATGTTTTGGATGATTGACTAATGGAAACTCTAGTTTTTTGTAAGAAATACCAGGAAGAATTACCAGCAATGTCTTTTCCCCCTTTACCAGGACCTGCAGGTAAAGACTTAATGGAAACTGTTTCTCAAAAAGCATTTGAGGCTTGGAAACTTCATCAGACTACACTCATTAACGAACGCCGATTAGACTTATCTGTGCCAGAGAGCAGAACATTCTTAATAGAAGAAATGCACAAGTTCTTTGACAACCAAGAAGTAGCACAAGCAGAAGGATTCGTTGAGCCTACTAAAGACTCCGGGATACAAACATATACCCCGCCCCCTGCTCCTTTATTTGACGATTAAAGGCTCATAAAAAGATGGAATTAACTGACGAGCACCAGGAATATCTGGCGCTATCTAAGATGAAAATGCAGATACAGGGTCACCTGCATACTGAAGCAAACATGTCTCCTGATGAGTTTCTCACTCACTCAACACAAATACTTCATATATTAGGTACTACTGATCATTTCATTATAACTCCTAGTATAGAATCACCAATACTTGACGGCTTGGATGACCTTACCCTCGGCAAAGTCAATGTATCCTCAGAGTCTTACCAGGAGATTGTTGAGTTGATAGGACGTTACTGTTGGGAAGAGGCACAAAAAAGGAATAAAAATAAATTTGTTTATAAAATAGAGTCAGAGGGGTATACATATCTAGACCTGAAGTTTTGGTCTGATGTATTCTGGTATATATCAATGGAATATATGGAAGGGAATACAGTGTTTCCCCAGGATAAAGGAGCACATTTTACTCAAATATGGGGTTGTGCTCCGCATTCTATTAACATGCGATACCTCAATGAACACCATACAAAATACCATTTGTTTGAAGGCATGAGTATTGTTTGTACTAACACTTTAGAAACGGCGAATGCAGGAGAATATCGCAATACAACAGATGAAATTAAAGCATCAATAGAAAAATTAAATTCAAAACCAAAAATCAAACCTTACAAGTTTTTATTTTATAATAATCATCCTAAGTTTACTCGTGCCTATTTTGTAGGGCAGATGATTAGAAGAAACTTGCATCCAAAAGGATTAATGTCTATAAATTTAGGACATCATTTAGAAACCGAAGAAGAAAAAGAGGAAGAATTTATGAATTCTATAGAACAATTCTCTTATCCTAATAACGCAGACACAGAGACATATTTTCCTGAAACAGGGCAAGAAGTTTTCCAAGCATTAGTTAATAACAAAGAACTTGTTCAGTCATTAGAGCCGTTAGGTAAAACACGATGGTCAGAAGAAAACCGGAATTCTGGAACTTATGATTCTTATAGTGCTTTAGGAGAAGATACTTATGATCATTGTCAAAAATGTTACTTTGCTATTATAACTGAAACAAAATACCTACAAGACAGAACTAATGTGGATTTACATATAAACAACCATTTACGTTGGTTAACTGTAGAAACAGACCATGAATTTCCAATTACTATTGATACTAATTTTATAGATTGTATAACGTTTACAGAGAAGACATCTAAATTTCTCTTAGCAAAAATGCCGTTTATATTAGCAGGTATGCCAGGCTCACTATCAGTATTACGTCAACAAGGTTTTAAAACTTTTTCTCCTTACATCAATGAAGCATATGATTTAATAGAAAATGACGAAGACCGAGCAGTTGCTATCTGTGATGAAGTCGAAAGATTGTGTCATTTAAGTGATGAGATTTGGTTAGAGATACAAGAAGGTCTACTCCCACGACTAGAACACAACTTTAAAGTGATAACCCATACGAGAAGAAATCAGTACTTTCGCTTCTTTGTAAGTTAATTTACCCAATTTACCCATTAAGGCTTGCAATATGCGTATATATTGCGTATAATACTATAATATTAAATGATAAATAAGAGAGACGAATGAAATATGCCCTTATAGATACAATGAACACGTTCTTTCGTGCCAAGCATGTTGCGTCCCGTAATGCAGATACTTGGGAAAAGATAGGTATGGCCCTGCATTTAACTTTAGGGTCTGTAAATCAAGCCGTTCGTAATTACGGAGTTGATCATGTAGTGTTCTGTTTAGAAGGTCGTTCATGGCGCAAAGAATTTTATTCACCTTATAAAGCAAATCGTAAAGTTAAAGAACAAGACATGACTGAAGCAGAAGTTGAAGAAAGTCAAATGTTCTGGGAGACTTATGAAACATTGATTACTTATCTGCATGAGAAAACTAACGTAACAGTTCTATGTGATCCGAATGCAGAGGCTGATGATTGCATAGCACGTTTTGCCGCACTACATCCAGACGATGAGCATATCATTATCTCAACTGATTCTGACTATCTACAGTTGCTGTCAGAATCTGTTCATATGTACAATGGTGTCAATAAACAATTGATTACGATTGACGGTTACTTTGATGATCGAGGCAGACCGGTAATTGATAAGAAGACTAACGAGCATAAAATTTTAGAAGACCCTCAGTATCTCTTGTTTGAAAAATGTATGCGTGGTGATACTAGTGATAATGTATTTTCTGCATACCCAGGTGTCCGTAAGAAGGGTAGTAAAAACAAGACTGGACTGCTAGAAGCATATGCAGACAAAGACAAAGGGGGATTCAATTGGAACAATATTATGTTGCAACGTTGGATTGACCACAACGAAGTTGAACATAGAGTACGTGATGATTATGAACGCAATCGTATTCTAATTGATCTAACTGCACAGCCAATCGAATTTAGAAATGCTACTGATGACTACGTGAACGAGGGGTGTTGGAAAAAGTCTATACCGCAAGTTGGAGTACATTTTATGAGGTTCTGTGGTAAGTATGAACTTAATAGAATTAGCGACCAAGCCGATAGTTATGCGAAGTGGTTAAATTCACCTTATGCCGGCAAACTAGCAGAAAAGGTAGAATAATGGTAAAAACGAATAACATATATGTTTACGAACTTAATGGAGAAAAAATGATATTAGATATAGAACTAACTGCGAAACCTATTAAAAATGATGAGTTTTGGATATTGACTGATGGAGAACGCAAAGTCGGCAATGTATTTGCAAACAATGTAGGAACGTTTAACGTTACTCTACAAGATGCTGTCTTTGAATTTGAGTCTATTAAGAATATTCAAAAGAACACAAAAATCAAATTTGTTTCACCTAAAGAATCTCTTGCTAAAGTAGAGACTCCATACCCTGAGTTTCCAACTACTGCGAGAACATACAACTCTGTATATGATGTTAAACGTAGTTTGCATGTCTTTACAAAGACTAAGAAATCTAAATGCTTCCATGCCGCAGGGTACTTTGTAGTCGAACATAATGGCGTAGAACAAGTCATTCTTTGCCCAAAATACATCTTTATACAACGATATCCGTATAAAGGGCCCTACAAAACTAAGTCAGAAGCAAAAAATCAGATAAATATATAAGCATATTATGTTACACACAAAAGATTTTGTGAACAAAGTATCCTTAGGAGAGAGTAAGAAGTCGAATACAGTTGTTCTTCCTATCGATCATGCCAGAGGTCTAAGAGACGAACTGGTTGTATTATTAGCAGAATTGCATGAACTGAGAAAGGAAAAAGATAATGAAGAAACAATTGATGTACAAGTTAAAGGTGGTTCCTTCAAGTGAGTAGAAGTCAACCGCATGTTATCCTAGAGTATGTGGATAAAGATACATACAAATGTGATCAAATCATTGAGGCGTCTGGTATTTGGGCTGTCTACTATGATGACCAACCTATCAATTTAAAATCTTCTCATTACTTAACTAATGATGCCGCTCCAAAATATAAAAAGACAAGTTTCTCTAATCCAGGACATGCAAGAAATCTTTGTCGTAAGTTAAATGCTCAATTCAAAACTGACAAGTTTACTGTAGTATTTTTACATACCGGACGAACAGTATATCCGGATGAAATTTCCTAAGACGAAACAACAAATAACAGAAGCGATCCTTGATGAACTCCCGGAAGGAGTAATACCTCATAGTATTCCAATTGGTGATACTATCTTTAAAATGTGGTTAACTGGAAGAGGTGGACAAGGCTTAAGACTTAGTGATGAAGGGTTACAACTATTTGAGTTAGCAAAACTTGAATATTATGATTTTGAATTAGGTCTCACTCTTAAGAGAAAGAATAGAAAGATTATTGCTCCTGAAGCCTTTGTACAAGAAATAATTAAAAAGATTAAATGTCCGTATTATTTAGGTGTACACAAAATTAGAGGAGAAAAGGGCGAACCTTTTATTCGTGTCTATGATCATCAGACTGCAATGATGATTACATTGCATGGAAATTTAAGAGAGTATTTAGATTCAGTATAGAGACAGTTTAGGCAAAAGTAGCATTACGTATATATAGGCATAAATAGTCATTGTAGGAGGGTCCTACATAGTCGTATTTTTTACGCATTCTTAAAACCCGTTTTTAGGCGCATTTAAAATACAACCTTTGCAATACACACACGGAGACTACATTGAAAAAACTCTTATGCATGAAGCAATACTGTGAGTTTAACGGAGAGAGACTTGGTGAAGTGATGTTATTCGTAACAACTACTTGGATCATATTTCACTCAATCGGACAAATCAGTATCTAGTTTAACTAGAATTCCTCAGAGAAGACATCAAAACTTAAAATGCCCGAAATTTCGATTTTGGGCATTTTTCTATTGACATTGGGTACCAAAATCATGTATAATGTATATACATTGACACACTGACAGGTACACATTATGACAAATATTAAAAGTATTCCCCTACTTCTAATAGTCTCACTCATCACAGCATGTGGTGGTGGCGGGGGTGGGTCCGATGTAGGTGTCGGTGCAGTTTTAACTACTGTTACAGGTGGAGGCTCTACAGGTGACACTACTAATGCTACAGCAACTGTATCATTTTCAGCAAACCCATATACTATGGTAGCAGGAGATCAAACTATTTTAACTTGGTCTAGTTCTAATGCATCATCATGTACCGCATCAGGATCATGGTCTGGAAGCAAATCACTCAGCGGCAGTGAGAACATCACATTAGATAACTATGGTGATTACACGTTCTCTATCGACTGCTCAGGCGCTACAGCAAGTGTTAGTGTCAGTGTATCAGATGAAGACAATGAAGGATCCTGCCGAAATCCGCACAATGCAAAAATCAAAGAATCATATATAGGGGACTATGAAATACCTGTAGCACAGAACTCTTTTGGAGAAGATCACCTCAGAGCAATGGGATTCAAAGATTATGGAGTAGAATGGATATATCGGAATTACGAAAATCGCGGTGAAAGTTGGGTAGATGATTGTACCCAAGAAGAATATACCAAGTTAATGTATCGCATAACATTACGACAATTAAAAGATCATGGGGTAAAAACTGCATGGGTATACAACTTTGGTTATTGGGAAGATCATACAGCAGAGACATGGCAAATCAATCATGGTCGCAAACATTTAAGTGATTGGGTAATAGAATATCTTGCAGAGACTACAGAAGACTTGGGTATGGATATGCATTATGCATGGCAGTTCTTAGCATTAGATGATCAAAACATTCCTTTGTTTCCTTTTGACGGTCAAGTGTATGTTGATATGTCTTTACTAAAAAGAATTATGGATTCACATGAAGAACATATATTATGGGAAGCAGATAGATTACAGCAATTAGGTGTAGCATCTATCTCAGCCGACTGGAGTGCTATGTGGGTCTGTTTCTGCGGACTACAAAATGAAGCAAGTTCTTATGAACGTGATGTACTTAAAAGTTATTATATGGAAAGAATGGGATCGATAGTATCTCAAATCAAAGGTATATTCGATGGCGAAGTATACATAGGCGAAGGTATAGTATGGAATGATTCACGTATATTCGAGCAAGTCGACGGTATTACTATCAATCTCCCTAACTTATTATACGATGATGAAGTAGCAGGTGCTACTGTAGAACTAATAGAAGAACGTGTAGCAGAATATATTACTCAACTCTATGATAATTGGTCTTGTAACACACAACAACCATGTTGGGAATATACAACATATGAAATACCTAAAGTTATTTGGAATATGTTTGCTCAGAGCCATGCATCGTTCTTAAGTAAAGGTTGGGTTGAAGATGGTTTTTGTACTCAAGGGACATATAACGATGTCTACTATGATAAATGTATGCAATATGATGTGCCAACTGACTTCTCAGCACAAGCAATTTTTATAGAAGGTCTATTAAGAGCAGTAGATAAACAACCGTGGTTTGAAACAAAAGGAACCACAGCAACTACGGCTTATTGGTTATCAGATACATTGATTCCTGATGAAAATCAATACGGCTCAGACTGTGGATTAACGTTTGGATCATGTGGAACAGAAGGGTTTCCAAATATCTCTCAGTCACTGAGAGGTAAACCCGCAGAGAAAATTATGAAGGCTTGGTATACAGGCGAATATGAACAATATAATCCGGAGTATGAATAATGCAAAAAGTTAATATCGAAGACATTGGTGGAGAACTA